ATCCTCATTGCTCACCTGGATTTCAAAATAAGGCAGGTTTCCTGTTTTCTGATACTTGTTTGCCATTGTGCGGAGCACTGACTGATTATAATGTGCAGTTCCCTTCCAGGTACCCTTTCCACCGGCAGCCTTGTGTCCCATACCGACTTTACCCAAAATCTTGACATCGCTGATCGTAACATCCCATTTACTTTCGAACTCTGTCAGATTCATAAAATTGTACCGTCTCTTACCGATCGTAATAAAACACTCCGCAAGGCTTCCATAGACGGCATCGCCCGCATCCATAATAGCTGTATTTCCCATCTTTCTTCACTCCTTCCTACGCTACCGTAACAGTCATATAGAGCTTACTCATCGCATTAACAACTGTCACCTGATCTGTGATCACTACCGACTTTTTCGATTCTCCCTGTGCGATCGTAATATCATCTTCGCTGAAGTTCTCGATCGCCCTGATTTTTTCAAGTTCCCTATGATGTGCCACGATGTCAGACCAGAGAGACGTTCTTCCCGCCGCATCATTCGATATGGTGCCGAGATATTTTGTACTGAATAATACGGCAATATCATTACCGATCTGATCGATCACGCGGACCGTCTGATTGTCCTTAAAAAGTTCTCCCTGTGTGTCTGTCACGCTTACCATGGAGTTGATGTCGTCCAGAACGCGGATATCTGAATTTACCCTGTGCAAGACAAATTCTCCATTTTTGATAGACTCTCTTAACTGATTCTGTGTATACGATGCATCTACCGTAAAAGAACCGTCGTAAACTTTATTCTGGCAGGATTTATTTACAGCACATCCGCATTCTGCACCAGTAACCCAGTATACAAGACTTGCTTCACTCCATCCCGCATCTGTGGTCTTATTTTTTACATTGATAACACCCATGTGATCTGCGGAAATATTGTAGAGTACCACCTGAAATTTAATTCCAAGTTCATCGCGCAGCCGTTTGTTAAATGCAACGTATAACTTTTTCGTTGTCTCATCCGTTACCGCAACACCCATGGTGTTATAAGAATAAGATTCAATCAGATCCAAATATGTCTGATGTGCCGTTCCGTCTACAGTTCCATTTGTTCCACCTGTCAGTGGTGCGGCTGCCG